GCCCCACCTCCTGCGAGAGCGCATCGGTCTCAGCCTTGCTGGCGAAGTTGAACTTCTGAGCGTGATACTCGAGGAAGCGATACGTCTCACCCTCGGGCTTGGCCCGGTTGTTCTGCACCTTGGACAGCATGCTCTCGTTCGATGTGAAACCGCACGTCGTCTTCCACGGACGCCCCGTGACGCGCTCGACGTTGCTACCGCTCGACATGCGACCCTTCTGCATGCCGTTCTGGACCATGTAGATCACGTCCGACGCCTCCTCGGAGCGCATGTTGGTCACCTCGTCCCATTGCGCCGGCAGGTTCTTCAGCACCTCCATGCGGTTCATCTTGTGGTTCACGGTGTCCTTTGACTGCATGATGAGCAGAGAGGGGTTGCCGAAGGCCGCAAGGGCGATCTTCTGCGCCGTGGTCTTCCCGTGGCCCGAACCGTCACTGTAGAGCGAATACATCGCCGCGTTGTAAGGTGTCAGCGCCATGAGGGGTGACGCCAGAGCCAGACAGACCATGAACTGGAACGGCTCCATGCCTTCCCGGTTGAAGAAGTTCACCTGATCGACCCAGCCTTGCAACGTGCCGTTCTTGTCAAAAGCTGGCATCAGCGCCGCTGTGGGCGTCGTCGGTGGATTATAGGTCGTGCGGTCTCCGAAGATTTCCTTTCCGCCCAGAACGAAAGACTCGAGCTTCTCGTCGTCGGTCCAGCCGAATTGCCTGTGCGCCGTGTCTGCCACGGTCTCCGACTGCAGATGTGACACCCAAGAGTTTGAATACGTCATGATCTTCTCCCATGCTTTCTTGTGACTTGTGACGACGCCGCGCGCCGACAGAACCTTGCGTAGCTCCTCGGGCGATGTCGCCTGACCGAGCGTGATAGTGAACTCCCGCACCCCGTCATGTGGCAGGTGCAGACGTGCGATCAACGACTCGCCCTCGTTTTTGTCGTAGACCCGGCGAACGAAATACAGGTCGTTCGGATATACGCACTCATCGTAGGGGTCTCCGTCATCGTCCCGCACCTGAATATACACCCCGCCGGTGCGACCGCGGAAGTAGGGTTTTGGGAACGACGGGATCACATATGTCTCAGCTTCGCCGGTTTCGGCATTGGCCGCCTCTACCGTGTTATCCTCTTCGGTTGCTTCGGCGACCTGCGACCCGATAGACAGCGGCGTCTTGATCTTCTTCCAAAAGGGGCACCCCTCGCACACGCCGGGGCGATACTGATTGAAAGTTTCGCAGGTGTAGGGAGCGACGATGCTCGCCAGCTTCTTCTCTGTCTCCCGTGGCGAATAGCCACTGTATTCGCAGGATATCTTGTGTGCAGCCTTGTCCCCGTCGGTGCAGAACTTGGCGATCGACAGCCCTGCGCGCCACATCGGCTCGTCGACGCTCTCCTGATTGACGATGATATGCTTGATCTGCTCGCACCCGCGCCCCGCCATCGTCTTCTTCACGATGTCCTTGAACACAAACTCCTTGTTACCCATGAGGCGGTCCATCGTTGAGGTGGACGTTCCCATGAGACTGTTGGAGCCGAGCGAGGATGTTATACCTTGCGTATAACCCTGCACGAACTCCTGCATCTCGGCCAGATCGACCGATTTCACTTCTCCCCCGGCCAGCAATTCGACCTCGGCTGGCGGGTCGAACTTGTAGTTGTGCGTTCCCGGCACCCGCAGGATACGGGCAGCGTCTGAGGTCACATTGGAGTCAGCGCCGAAACCGTTGGCGATGCAGGCCTCCTTGAGCGCCTCAGCAACAGGGAACCACTCAGCGAAGCTCACAGGCTCCACCAGCGGCCAGTAGACGTGTATGCCGCCCCCGCTGTTCACCAGAATGGGTTTGGGCATCTGCATGGTCTTGCAGAAGTCGCGCAGCGCCCCTATCGCCTCTCGTTGATCCGCGAACGGCTTCCCCGGACCGCAGTCCAGATCAAGGAAAAACGACCGCATAAGCTCGACATTGCTCCGCGTGCGGTTCTCCCCTGTTTTGAATGTGCCCAGCGCGAAATACGCGTTTAGGCCGTTCCGATCCATGGCGGCTGCCGCTTCCAGCGCATCGCCGATGGACGGATAGAATTTCTGCACACGTCTGTTTCCGCCGGTCTTCAAGCCAAAGATGCAATAATATCCGGAGTCCCCAAGAACGCGCGCCAAGAAGTCGCGTGTGTCCATGCCATTGCCTGCCGTGAGTTGACCGCGACACTGAGTGTCGCGGTCTGCCTAGATAAAGATCAGTCGTCCCACTCGCTGAGCACACTGGCCAGCTTGTCGTCGCCTTCATCTTCCTCTTCGACCTCAACGGGCGCGGCCTTCTTGGCGCGCTTCTTCGGCTCCTCGACTGCCTGTTCCTCTTCTTCCTCGGGCTCTTCGACCTTCGGCTTGGTCTTCTTGGCAGCAGGCTTCTTGGCAGGTTTCGGGTCGTCGATGTCGACCTCGTCATCCCCCACTTCGCCGTCACGCTCTTTCTGCACTCCGTCAGCCTGAGACACGGTCAGCGTGATGGCCTGCTCCACCTCGTCGGTGCCGCGCTTGGCGATCAGTGCCTGCACCTCTTCCTCTTCCAGCGCCCGGGCCGGGCTGAAGAAGAGCTTGGGCGTCTCGCTGTCCTCGTCGAACTGCATCTGCGTCATCACCGCTTGGATCGGCGCGCTGCGAGCGTGCAGGAACTTCACATAGGCCTGCAGAGGCATGTTCTTGCCCTGAGCTTCGCCGAACAGCGACGTGGCCGGTAGCGACATCTGGTAGACCTTGTCTGTGTCACCTTCCAGCATGACAGCCAGACGCTGCGAGAAACGGCAAGCGCGGGAGTTGCCCTGACCGGACCCCTTCACGTTCATCGGGCAGTCGGCACAGCGCGACGCCATGCGGTTCTTGGCGAGAACCTCGGGCGCGGGCTTCTGCGTGTCGAGCGACCAACACTTAGGCGGCGTCGGGTTTTCCGAGTCGTATGTGCCCTCGTAGTAGGTGCGGCTGATATTGCCCGCCTCGATCACCATGATATTCATGGTGTCGGACTTGCTGACCGACACTTGCTCTCCGCCCTCAATCAGGCGGAACCGGCCGCCGCGGATGCTGATACGCGGCATGCCGCCGCCAGACCCCATAAGCCGCTTGTTGGTCTCCAGCAGTTCGGCCATCAGGTCACTGCCGATCAGCGAGTTGCCCTTGAAAATATCCACTTCGCTCATGTCTCTCTCCTTAGCTGCGTGGTGTTACGTCATCGTCCAAGTCCAGCTCCAGCTGACTCGGCTTCTTGGCATCGAGCAGGCTTTCTTCGACCCGCTCAACATGGAACCGGTACGTTCTTCCGTGCCGGAAATAGGTGTCAGAAGGGATTGCACCGGATGCGATCATCTCCTTCAACTTGCTGATCGACACTGTCAGATGCTCTGCCAGCTCAGCGGTTGTCATGTAAGTGCTCATTTCTTCCTCACGGTTATGACGTACTCCGAGTCCACATTCAGGCCCGGAGGTACGGCTTCAGGATTTTCCTCAAGAAACTCCTTCACAACCCCTTGGTTGAGACGCTTCTCGAAGAACTCGGGGATTTCGTGCTTGAGCACAAATTTGTGCATCGACTCCCAGTCGCTTGTCCAGTAACGCGTCTTGACGGTGCGATAGAACAAGCCCTCCGACGTACGAACGCTGTCCACGTTATGCTCCTTGCAGTGATCCAGCAAGGCAGCTTTCACTTGGTTCAGCTGTTCTTCCAGTTTTTTGTCGGCTTCTTTGAACTCTGCTGACAGCTCACTGCGCTTGTCCCTGATCTTCAGGTAGATGCGCGTCAGTTTGTCGATGGATGGTTGATCCGCCATGTCTTCTCTCCTTTTGCTGCTTTTATATACGACTATACAAAACTCTAGTCAAGTATATCGCGGTATAAATCCACGATTTTAGAGTGCACGTCGATCTTGTTGTCCAGTAGCGTGAAAACGCGCCGCTCAATCGCTGAGCCCTCAAGCTGAACGATCGTGCATTTATTCACCTGACCAGACCTGTGGATACGCGCGTTGGCCTGCGCGTATGTCTCGAGCGAGGCGGTCGGTGCCCACCACACAATTGTGTCCGCTGCCGTGAGCGTGACGCCATGCGCCGCCGCTTGCGGCTGGATCACCAGCACCCTTGGGTCTGGCTCCGTCTGAAACCTGCGGAATATATCGGATCGCGCTCCGGCGCTCACCTTACCGCTGATGATCTCGGCTGTGACCTTGTCTTTCACCAGCTGGTCCATGAGCATCTGTATCGTGTGCTGAAACGGCACGAAGATCAGCACCTTGTTGCGCGTCTCGTCGATCACTTCCTTGAGGACGTTGTAGCGGTTCTTGATATCGAACTCGACCGTCTCGCCCTCGTCGGTATACACGGCCCCCGCTGCGATCTGCAGCAGCTTGCTGGCCTTCACGGCGGCGTTCACCGCTGTGATTTCCTCACCTGCCGCTTCCATGACCATCCGTTTGCGCAGCAGCTCGTAATACTTCTTCTGCTGCGCGGTCATCTCGACGTGGCGCCGCACGTAGACCATGTCGGGCAGGTCCAGACATTCGTCCTTGGTGTATCTGATCGCGGGCTGCAGCGCCTGATGCACGGTGTCCACTGCATTCGGCTTGGCCTTCCA